ATTTCTAATCAATCATTTTAAATTCGTGTAATATGAAAGCATCAACATTATTCAAACTTCAAGATAATAATACCTATTTCCATTACGACCATATCAATGGGTCAATGATTACCATCGTGAATGATGGTTGTTACAAAGGCATCTTTACAAGGTGTGATTCTAACTGCGCTATGATGGTTAGACAATACTTCAAAGAAGAGCATCATAATGTACCAATGGAGTATAGAGATTATCAACCTATCTCAGTTGATGAATGGGTAACAGCCTATGATAAGGCATTAGCTAAGTTAGAAGAGACTGCTACCATAATGTTTAAATCACTTTAATTTTTAATCAATAAATCCAAATCAGTTATGTTACCAACTTTAAATGCTCCCATCGGTGGAGACTCAAACTACAGCAACAAGATTGCACCAGTAGGTATGCACCTTGCACGTATCTATCAAATCATTGACTTAGGAACTACAGAGCAAACTGGTCAATTTGGTGGTAAAAAAAGAAAGGTTCAAATCCTTTTTGAACTACCATTAGAGACTGCGGTCTTTGACCCTGAGAAAGGTGAGCAACCATTTTACGCTCGTAATATGTACACGCTTTCAATGCATGAGAAAAGCACTCTAAGAAAAGATGTTCACTCTATTGAGGGTAAGACATTGACTGAAGATGAGGCTAAGAAGTACAATGTATTTAGTTTAATTGGTCGTGAATGCATGGTAAACATAATCCACAAACAAAGCGGTGAAAAGACCTTTGCAAACATTCAAACAATCACACCACTACCTAAAGGAATGGTATGCCCACCAGCTGTGAACCCACCACTTATATTCTCAACTCAACAACCTGATATGGTTGTGTTCAGGACACTACCTGAGTTCGTACAAGATAAGATTAAATTGAGTGATGAATTTATAGCATACATGAATGCTGAAATGTCAGCTAACTACCCAGCTAATAAACCAGCACCAACACCACTACCTACATTCACTATTGAGAAAGGTGTTAATCCAAGTGATTTCGATTGGATGCAAGGTGAACAAGAAGACCCTACTAAATTACCATTCTAATTAATTAATAAGGGGGTAAATACTACCCCCTTTCAAAACCCCTTACTATGAAAGCAGAAATATTACTCAAGGTTGATTCACTCTATGAAGTCATCAACCATTCAAATACATTAAAGACTCAACAACTAATCAAAGATGCACCATCTAAGGTAGAAGATAAACTATCTTATGACATTACTGAGCATACTATCAAATTAGCAAATGAGGTCGTTAAATCAATTGAATCAATGCGTAAATACGTAACTACTCCTATTGATGCATACAAAAAGCAGATAATGGATGTGGAGAAAGAAGCAACTGAATCACTCAAGAATTACATTGAATCTGCTAAGATTATGATGTTAGCCTACAATGAAGAGTTAGAAAGGGTACAACGTGAGGCAAATGAGAAACTAAGGATTGAATCTGAGAAAGCATTAGAAGATGCACCATTTGATGTATTCAATACACTTGCTGGTTACTTTGTTGACCAATCAGTATCAATCAATACTGAGCAACCTAAGAACATAAGGGTTACCAAGAAAGCACGTATCAATGGTGAGGTGAATTGGTCAATGGTACTTAATGTGTTATTTGCAGCAGAGGTATTAGATTATCAAGAACTACTCACACCACTTGCAAAGGCAATGGAGAAATGCGGAGTAGTTAAGATTGATGGTATTGAAATTTACGACCATAAGACACAAGTAATACGATAAGTTATGGAAGCACCTTTTGGAATAAGAACAGCAACATTATATGATAATACAGATGTTGATACAAGACCTGACATAATAAAACGATTAACTAAATCAAGAAATTACAAATCAAATATGGACACACAATTAAGCATTGAAGATAGAGTAATGTCAAATGGACATTCACCAAACTATTATTTCACTAAATCAAATCATTTTGAGATTATAGATATGTTTGAAAAGTATAGAATTAAATACAACTTAAATGAAAAGCAATTTGCAAAACTTGCTGACTATTCAAGAAGTTGCTATATGCAAAAAGTAAAAGGTCAACATAGGTTTAGTAAAACATCATTTCATAGATTCTATAATGTTTGTGATAAATTAGAAAAGGGTGAAAATGATACATGGAATATACCATCTAAAGAACTGCATGATAAAATGGTAGAATTTAGTGTAGATAGTTGTATTAACTTTCTAAAGGCTACTGGTGAATATAAGATATGCAAACGTGAAATTACTACTAATTGGATTGAACTATGACACGTGACCAATTTGTTTACTATCCAGCCTTGTCTTGTTCAAGAATCAAGAAACACTATACTGGTGATATATCATATGCAAAGGTAGCATTAGAGTTAGGTGTTAGCCTACACCATCAGTTACTTGATTTGAAACCTGAAGATATGAACCTTGAAGCATTTAACGTACACAAGGCAATATCTAACCACCCAGTAGCTAAAAGAATAATGGAAGGTGCAATAAATGAATACCCACTAATCAAAGAGGTGAACATAGGTAGACATACTATAGAAGCTAAAGGTATGTTTGACATCTACAATGAGAAACTTAATGTGATAGCAGACATCAAAACCACATCAGCAAAGACTTTAGATGTATTTGCATCCGACATGGTTAAGCACTACAATCATATTCAGGCGGTATGGTATAGTCTTATTGCTGGTATTGACCCTAAGAACTTCTTTTACATTGGAGTGACTGCAAGAAGTAAAAAGACTAATAGCACATCGGATAGCATCTTAGTATATAGACATAGTGATAATGAGATAGCAGATGCCTACAAGTTAATTACTGGGTATCTTGACATCAACATTAATGAACTCAAATCAAATTTTAATTCATCTTATAAATCATAACAATGAAAAACGAAACTGCAATTCAAATCATACTAAGATTACTTAGTTCACATGATAAGTTAAATAAAGAATGTCCTGAAGTTCTTGAAGTCATTGAAAGCTATTTAACTATTGAACAAATTCAAATTACATCTGCTTGGAATGATGGTTATTTGTTAGGTGTAAATGGCTTTATACTTGAGAATTATAGCACTGGTAAAGGGTATTACCAACAACTATACAAGGTGACCAATGAAGACTGAACTAATTGAACACATTGAATACTTAACTGGTAACTCAATCAAATTTAAAGAGATTGAAGATAGGTATTCAATTGGAGTTAGTAGATGGTTTTTATGTGGTGGTGAATTGCGTTCAAATGAAATAGCAAAGTACCTTGACATCAACCACAATAAGTTAACTCTACTAATTCAAAAACAGATGTCTAAGATAACTGGTGTTAAACTTAAAGATGAAGCACCAGTAGTTGAGGTAATGTATACACCATCTTCATTAGAAAGGCTCTATCCTAAGTCATATCGTTATGAGTGGTTACCAGTATATGAACTCAACTACTATCTTTACCTTGCAAACAATTCAAGAAGTCAACTAATACACAACTATAAACTATTCTTAAATGAGTCACGAAGTAGAGATTTACAAAGTCATAGCAAAGTATCTAACAACAAAGCACCCAAAGGTAATATTCAGATTTGACTTTGCCGCTGGAATGTACTTGAGTCCATATATGGCTACTAAGCATAGGTCACAGAATCCAATCAAAGGTTATCCTGACTTATTCATTGCCTTACCACGTGGTAACTTTGCTGGTCTATTTATTGAGATTAAGACTGAGAAAGCTAACCCATTTAAAAAGGATGGTACATTAAAAGCTAATGAGCATACTGAACGTCAAGCAGAAGTATTGAAAGCATTGAATGAGGTAGGTTATGCTGCATTGTTTTCTACTGGTGTAGATGAAACTATTAAAGTAATTGAATCATACATAAATCAAGAATGATGGAATTTAAACAAATTGAAGACAAAGCAAAATACTTAAAGAAGAACTATCCATTTGGTTTTTTACCAAAACTAACTGAGATAAAGCATTGTATTCATTGTGGTCAAAACTTTTTAGTTGGAGATTATAAAGTACAACTTGAGTATAATTATATGACTAAGAAAAAAGAAGAATACATTGTTTGTCCTTATGCACCTGATTGTAGTGGTAGTGTAATTGATTGGTTTACTTTAGAAGATGAAGATTTAGATATTGAATAATTAATAAAAAAATTGACACGATGTCAATGGGGTGGGCGGTTGTTACAAATACAAAATAATTTAAGGGAGTAATTGAACTGCCCACTTTTTTTAACTCACAATAAAAATAACTACTATGAACGAGTACGAAAGATTTTTAGAACAAAAGAAACATTCAATTGGTAATTTTGGATTTGATGCTAATTACATTCCTGATATAGCATTTGACTTTCAAAAGTATATAATTGAGAAAGCAATTAAAAAAGGACGTATAGCAATATTTGCTGATACTGGGTTAGGTAAGACATTAATTCAATTATCAATTGCAAATAATATTATAAGAGAAACAAATAAGAAAGTATTAATCTTAACACCATTAGCAGTTGCTTTTCAATTTATTTTAGAAGCAGAAAAGTTAGGTATTGATGACATTGAGTATTCAAAAGATGGTAAGCATACTAAGAAAATAGTAATCTGCAATTATGAGAGATTACATTACTTTGATTCTAATGATTTTGTTGGTGTTATCTTAGATGAAAGTTCAATCTTAAAGAACTTTGATGGTAAAATTAAATGGCAAATAACATCATTTGTAAAAAAGATTCCTTATAGATTTTTATCTACTGCAACACCAGCACCTAATGATTATATTGAATTTGGTACAAGTAGCGAAGCATTAGGATATTTCCCTTATATGGATATGCTAACTAAGTTCTTTGCAAATAATGAAAACAATGTAAGACCTCAAGATATTGGTACTAAGTGGTATTTAAAGCCTCATGCTAAGAATGAGTTTTTTAGCTGGGTTAATCAATGGTCAATATCTATTAAACAACCATCTGACTTAGGATTCTCAGATGAAAAATATAAATTACCTAACTTAATTGAAAATAAGGTTTATGTAAAAAATGAACAAAACTGGGTTATAAATGGTCAGATAATGTTATTTAATGGAATAGCAAAAACAATGAGTGAAGTTAGGGAAGAGCAAAAAAATACATTTAAAGAAAGGTGTGAAAAGGCTGTAGAATTAACTAAAGATAAGACCTCAGTATATTGGTGTAATTTTAATGATGAAGGTGATTTATTAGATGAATTAGATAAAGATGCAGTTCAATTAAAAGGAGGTATGACAATAGAAAAAAAAGAAGATATTTTAATGAACTTTGCAAATGGTAATATTAAAAGGATTATAACCAAACCTAAGATAACTTCATTTGGTCTTAACTGGCAGCATTGTAACCATACAATATATTTTCCTACATGGTCTTATGAGCAGTATTATCAATCAATAAGAAGGTTTTGGAGATTTGGTCAAAAGAATGATGTTACGGTTGACTTAGTATTATCTGATGGTCAAAAAAGAGTAATTGACACATTACTTTATAAAACAAATAAAGCAATTGAATTTAATAAATTAATCCAAACTAATATTAATGGTGTGGTTGATTTATCAAAAAGAGAATTTACAAAAGAAATAATCAAACCTAAATTTTAATAACTATGAACAAAGTAAAAGACCAAATTATTACTGACAAATACGCAATCTATAATGGAGACTGCATGGACGTAATAACAACATTAGAAGATGAATCAATTGATTTAAGTGTATATAGTCCACCATTTGCAGGATTATATAACTACTCAAGTTCTGAGAAAGACTTTAGTAACTGCAATTCAAAAGAAGAGTTTATGAATCAGTATGAATTTCTTATTAAAGAAATGGCACGTGTAACAAAGTCAGGTAGAATAAATGTGGTTCATTGTCAAGATATTTTAACAGATACAACTGCTCATATTCTTTATGACTTCCCTCATGAAATTATTAAACTTCATAAAAAATATGGTTTCAATTTACATAATAGGATTACTATTTGGAAAGAGCCATTAGAAGTTAGAATGAGAACTATGGTTAGGAGTTTAATGCATAAAAATATTGCAGAAGATTCTACCATGTGTTTTACTGCCATTCCTGATTACTTATTAGTATTTAAAAAAATTGGAGAAAATAAAGTCAAAGTAACTAATCCTAATGGATTTAAAATTTATCATGGAGAAACACCATTGTTACCAGCTATGGAAAAAAAATATGGTAAGTGGGAGCATATATTAGAAAAATATAAAAATTCAAATAACGATGGTCAAAACCATTTGACAAATAAACTAAGTCAGATAATATGGCAGCGTTACGCATCAAGTGTATGGGATGACATTAGAAATGATAATGTACTACCATTTAAAGACTCAAGGGAGGATGATGATGAAAAGCACGTACACCCACTTCAATTAGATATTATTGATAGGATAGTTGAATTATACTCAAATCCTAATGAAGTCGTACTAACTCCTTTTATGGGTGTAGGTAGTGAGGTGTTCAGTCCCGTTTCAATGGGTCGTAAGGCTATTGGTATAGAGTTGAAAGATTCATACTTCAAACAAGCTAAATTGAACTTATTAGAAGCTAATAATAGATTTAAAAAAGAGTCTAATAGTATCACATTATTTGACTAACTTAGCATCACCCAAAGGTAGAATCTTGGGTGTATTGTAAAACTTTGTTGCCGTATGGTGACTGCGAGACTAAGAGTAAAATCAAAGTCGATTCTACCGCAGTCCTCGTACGGCTTTTTTTATTGTTATGAAACGTAAAAAGGCATTCCTATTATACCACGATTCTTATGAGACAATAAGATTTTTGGACGATGAGCAGTTAGGTAAACTAACAAGATTAATCTTTGAGTATAAGTTGTATGGTACATTCCCTGACCCATCAAATATGCTATTCTTTGTCTTTAATCCTATCAAACTACAATTAGATAGAGACAATGAAAGTTACTTAGAATCAATAGAAGCAAAGAGTAAAGCTGGTAAGAAGTCAGCAGAAATCAAAGCATTAAAACAACTACAACAGAGTTCAACAAAATCAACACGTGTTGAAAGTGTTGAGGTGTGTTCAACAGAATCAACTGATAATGATAATGTAAATGATAATGTAAGTGTAAGTGATAAAGAAAGAGAAATAGTTAAAGTAAAGAATAACAAAGAGCCAAAATCTATAAGTGATTTTGTCAAGTTGATAGAGTCAGAGAAATATTTAGGAACTGATGAAAATCTTAATAAGACCTTTATCAACTTTATTCAAATGAGAATCAATATCAAAAAGATACCTACTAAGAATGCAGTTGAGTTATTGACTAAGAAACTTAGAGACCTATCAAAGGCTAATAAAGATGTTGCTATTAAGATTCTTGAAAACTCAATAGAAAATAACTGGTCTACAATTTATGAACTCAAGACTAATAACACTACCAACTTTATTAAACAAGTACCAGCGGTATTCAATCGTAGTTCACAAGGTCAAAAATATGTAGGTGATGATGTGATTTAAAAAAATAAATAAAAATAATTTATAAATGTATTGCACAATCAAAATATTGTGTATATTTGCCTATCAATAATTCACTAATCAATTACTCAAACGCTATGACATCTCAAGAATTTAAAGCAATCGCAACAGAAAAATTCAACACTATCTCTACTAATGATTTAATTGCTGAATCTAAAAAACTTATGTTTGATATTTCAGATGCTTCTGATTTAGTATTAGAAGTTATAACAGATATTCTTTTTGAAAGAATGCCTGAATCAGATTTTATTGAATACTCAAAATCACTTTAATAAATAAAGGGTGGCTAACAACCACCCATTTACTAACTCACTAAATCAAACACCATGACACAAGCAACTATTAGAATATTCGGAAACATGATATACTTAGACTTTTTTAATTCATCTGAGGTATATTCAATTAAAGGATTTGATACCTTAAGAAAAGCTAAAAACTATGCACGTAAATTCAACATCACATTAGTTGATAAGATGCCAAATAAAATAAAAGAGTTCGAGTATAATGACTAACCCACAACAAGCACTCATAGGTATTCTGATGACTGGTGAGACTCATCAGGAACTAATGCCTCAACTTGGTGAGCATCTCTTCAATGAGGTGCTTACCAATAGATGTTATGCAGTAATCAAGAAGGCAATTGACAAAGGTCTTACACCTAACTTAGTCAACTTTTTTATGACTGCCAATGAACATGATAAGTTCACACCTAAAGAAACATCTGAGATTGTTATGTGGTCAAACAACTTGACCTACAATGAGCCAGTTAACGAATACATTGCTATACTTAAAGACAATCACATCAAGCGGTCAATAGCATCAATCGTTACTGAGCAGTCATTAGGACTTCTTAATAACGATGGTTATACAACTGCCACATCAATAATCAAATCATTAACTAACTTACTTGATACTGGTACTAACTCAGATAACATCATTGACCTTTCTGAATTAACCAATGATGAACGTGAGGCATATTATCGTAGAGCAGCCTTGACACTATCAGGTAAGACTACTGGTCTTGAGACTGGTCTTAAATCACTAAATAAGTTTACGGGTGGTTTTCATCCTGAGTTCATTATCATTGCTGGTAGACCATCAATGGGTAAAACTGCATTAGCATTATTTCATGGTATGAAAAGTGGTGAGGCTGGTATTTACTTTAACCTTGAGATGAATAAGAGTCAACTATGTCAAAGGTTAATACTTCAAGATGCTGGTGAATCAATCCACTCTTCAAGGTTACGTGATGGTAACCTAAGTCAATCTGAGTTACATTCATTTGAAAAGATAATAGGTAACATTGAGAAAGCACCATTTCTAATCTATGATAAGGCAAGATGTGGAGTTCACGAGGCAATAAGGGTAATGAAGAGAGAGCATCGAAAAGGTAGGTGCAAGTGGGCAATCATTGACTACTTACAACTAATGACAATAGAAGGCTTTAAAGGTGGCAATAGAGAGGCAGAGGTTGCTGAGATTAGTCGAACACTAAAAGCAGCACAGAAAGAGTTAGGGATACCAATTATAGCACTTGCTCAACTTAGTCGTGAGGTGGAAAAACGACCTGATAAGAAACCTATCTTATCTGACCTAAGAGAATCAGGTTCATTAGAGCAAGATGCAGATAGTGTAGCTTTCGTATGGAGACCATCATACTATGGATTGAATGATGAAAATGATACACCATACACCAATCACATCTTCTATCTATTTGAAAAACATCGTCAAGGTGCTACTGGTGTGGTTGAGTTTAGGCATTCACCTAATATGACCAACTTTACAGATGTTACCACTCACGAGATTGGTAGCAGTTACCTACCTCAACCTAAAGACCTAAGACATTATGCAGACACAGACTTTGATACTCCATTCTGAGTATACCAATTACCTCAATAAGCACCTTACTGAGCCGTTTGTTATGCTTGATGAAATGAATTTATCATATGAAGAGTTTGAAAAACTATTTAATAGCTCTTATCCATTTCGTGAGATGTGGAAAATAGACGAATGTAATTTTAATTACTATGAGATAAGAGGTGGTAGGTGTGAGTATGCAAAGGTGTATCATGGTAAGATACATTGCAGTAAATGTAAAACATAATCATATAATCACTATATTTGTTGACTATGAAAGAAATAACAAAGAAAGATAACAGAGGTGGTAAGAGGGTAGGTGCTGGTCACCCATTCAAATATGGTGAACGTACAATAAATATCACATTTAGAATACCAACTTCGCATAAGGAACTAATCAAGGTAATGGTCAAGCAATATCTTGATAAGGTAAGTAATGAATACAAAACAAGTAAACCAACTAAATCTGAACATTATGGCTGCTGAACAAACATCAATTGAATTAATCTTCGAAAGACAAAATGAACTTACCATTGATGACTTTATCCAATGGTTAAATACCAACTATGAAGAGTTAAAAGCACAACATAAGGTTGAGATAATGGGTGCATATGAAGTTGGTCAAGCAGATGCCTATGATAGTGGATTCTCAGAAGCTGGTGCATTAGCATTTTATAAAGAATTTTATGGATAAAAAGCAAACAGCAGTTGAGTGGTTAGTTGATTATTTAAAAGACTTAGGTATGAATTATCAACTACATGCTTTAAATGATATTATTAATCAAGCAAAAGCAATGGAGAAAGAGCAGATAATGGATGCTTATGAGAATGGTGAAGATAGAAGCGCAGAACTATATTACTTAGCAACCTATGGAAAATAACCTACTACTTATACCTTGTGCAATTGAATCTGTAGCTACAAGAAGAGATAAGACACTTAAGGTAGTGATAGGTACTCAAGAACTATCTCCATCAAAGGCTGCTGAGTTATTCAACCAATGGACATCAGGTGTAGGTGTAATGGCATTCAAAGGTGAAGCATTCAACTACAATGATGAAGAGTTACTAAAGTCAATCAAGATAGATGCAGAAGAGATGGGTTCAAAGACTCCCAGTCAACGATTAAGGTCGTGCCTTTATGTTTTGTTTGAACGCAACCCCGAAGGATACCAAGACTTTAATAGTTACTATGCAGCTATGATGGATAAGTTTATTGATATGGTTAAGAAACGAATTGATACCTACCAACTTTAATACCTATGAATAAGACTCACACAATAGAAGATGGTAGTGGTAATAGATTAATTGCCACACATAACGATGCAATCATTAACCTATCACTATTACTCACAGATGGTAAGAAGAGAGCCATAGGTCAAATAGATAAAGCTACAAGGACATTAAGACTAATCAGGTCAAGGTCTAAGCATCTAATGAGAGTCAATAACTCTTATGGCATCAACTACTACCTGATAGAAAATGGTAAGGCATTTGACAAAGTTCAGATAGTTGACGAACAGAATAGCTGGTTAGTGACTAAGGACTATCTCATAGAACATTGCACGACAATGAACTTCAAGGCTCAAGGGTTTGAACTACAAAAATTCATATCACTTGATAAATTAAATAGTTATGTAACTTTGTAATTATGGAATCACAAGAAGAAGTTAACAAAGGTGGTAGACCAACTAAGTATAAGGAGGCATTCAATGACCAAGTATTTGAAATGGCTCTTCTTGGTTTATCCGATAGCCAAATGGCAAACATCATAGGAATAACTGAACAAACATTAAACAATTGGAAAACCGAACACCCAATGTTTTTTGAGTCGTTAACGCAAGGGAAAGAGAATGCAGATGGTAAGGTGGCAAAGGCAATGTATAAGAGAGCATTGGGTCTAACCATCATTGAAGAGGCATTGACTAAAGATGGTCAGATAGTACAATTGAAAAAAGAGTTACCACCTGATACACCAGCGGCTAAACATTGGTTAGCTAATAGACAGCGTAAGCTATGGGCAAACAATGGAGAAAGTACAATGTACACTACAGAGCCATTGATTATCATAAGGACTGAGGGAGACAAAGATGAATGAGTTTCAAGTTAACCAAACGTCAAACAACTGCATACGACTTAGCAGTTAATGGAGTCAAGAAAGTAATAGTATTTGGTGGCGCAATTAGAGGTGGTAAGACATACTGGTTGCTATTAACACTTTCATCACTTTGTTTACTCTATCCTAAGTCAAGGTGGGTAATCATTCGTAAGACACTACCCGACTTAAAACGTACTACATTTCCTTCATTTAGTTCAATTATCAATGATGGGTTAAGTGAATATATTAGTTCATGGAATCGTGAGACCAATGTAGTTACGTTCACCAATCGTAGTGTACTAATCTTTATGGCTGAATCATTTGACGATGACAAAGACCTTAATAGGTTCAGAGGTTTAGAAATCAATGGTGCTGGGTTAGATGAAGTAAACGAACTACAAGAAGCTACATTCTACAAGGTACAAGAAAGGATAGGTAGTTGGAATAAGGCAAATGGTCAACCACCCATTGTACTACTTGCTACTTGCAACCCAGCTAATAACTGGGTCAAGTCAGTTATCTATGAAAGGTGGCGAAGTAATACATTACCTGATAAGTGGTCTTACATCAACTCACGCATCACAGATAACCCTTATATCAGTCAAGAATACTTAGAGTCACTTAAAGAGTTACCACCAATTCAATATGCACGATTTGTAGAAGGTGACTGGGATGTAATGGACGATGTATCTAACCCATTCCTTTATGCTTGGGATGATGATAGACACATAGACGATTCACTAACATTGAATCCTAACCTACCAGTATTCATCTCAGTCGATTTCAATATTAACCCATTGTCTGCATTAATCATTCAGCAACACACCACTAAAGGATGTTCAGTCATTGGTGAGATAAATATAGATAAGGGTAGCATTGATGCATTCTGTGATTATGTTGAGGGGTTAAATGTACCACGTGGTTTACTTAGAATAACTGGAGATGCAATGGGTAGTGGTAGAAGCATCCAACAACGTGATAACTCATCAGCCTACACCCAAATCAAAAGAAGGTTACACCTTGCAGACTCACAGATAATCATACCAGCTAACCCTACCCACTACAATAGTCGAATAGACTGCAACAATGCATTAACACGACTTGAGATAAAGGTTAATTCAGTAAAGTGTAAAGGGTTAGTCTATGATGCTAAACAAGTACAATGTAATGCTGATGGTGGTATAATAAAATCAAACAGAAAGAATTTATCTGAACGTGCTGATTTCTTAGATTGTTTTCGTTATTTTGTAAACGCTATTTTAAAAAGATACCTATGAGCATTTGTTCACCTTGTTACGATTCGGGTAGTTATGTAGATGTATGTGCTACTGGTCTTACATTCGGGGTTGCTGAACCTGACACATCTTACCTTGTTTGCATTCAATACAAGGCTACTGGTCGCATTCAAACCTTTGTAGCAGTTAGTGATGAATTTGGTAACATTACCATTGAAGGTGTGTTGATTGACCCACTACAAGGTTACACGTTATGGATAACAACCGATACACCTAATGGAGTTCGTCAAGATATAACTATAGGTGTTGATACCTATACTTGCATTGACTTTAGTATTGCGGTAAGTGATACTGAACCATCAATAGTTAATCTAACACTATGAGCAAACTATACGCTATAATCAAAGGGTGGTACTACTACCTGACTGCAAGTTCTAAGAATAAGAAGTTGAGTAGTGAACGAACTGCAATATGTAACAACTGCCAACATAGGTATAAGAGATTAAATCTATGTAATGCTTGTGGATGCTTCCTACCAGCAAAGACACGTGTTGAAGATGCACAATGCCCACATCAATACTGGTGACCTATGGCTAACTTTATTATCTTACAATCTACGTTAATCGAATACAACAAGAACATTGAAGATGAAGAGTTACAAGAACTATCTGCAATTGACTTAGGAGACTGCAAGGTATTAGTCAATGTCAATGCTATTATGATGGTAGTAGAGAATCAAGGTACTACAATTTTAACCTTAACCAACTTAGATAGGCTGGTTAGCAACAACACAATAAATGAAGTTATTCAGAAAATTAATGCCTCACAAGTTATGGCATCAATTCAATAGGTGGAATAAGAAGCAGACCAGTTACAACTTAGTCAAGGTTTTCACTCAAGATGGGTACAACTACCTTAAATTTCCAAAAGAGACTAATATGCCACTTGAACGATTCAGTATGTCAATGGCATTACTTGAACGATTGAGTTCAGGTATAAGTGGTGCTGAAATGGAATTGATACTTGAAGGTATGGAGAAAGCATTGAGTGCTGGTCTATCCAATCCTAAGAATGCTGCATTAGTTGCTACATACATTCATATCATACGTGAACGTCAAGATACTATCATACATCGTGACCTACTGCTTAACATTGCAGCCACTTGGATAATAAGAGACGATGAAGACCCTACCATAATAAACAATGATATACACAAAGAAAAGTTAGAAGTGTTTGAAAAGATGTGCAATGGAGGTGTTCATGATTTTTTTACACGTTTGGGTATAGAGCCGCTAATACCCTTAATGTCTATGTCAGCCGAAGATATGCAGAAATTATGGCTATACAACGTGGAGCAACAACGCAACCTAATCAAAGCATTGACCCACTTAGATTCTCACCACGACACAGAGCGAGTGAAGCGTCCAAGAGAATTAAAACTCAAGTAATGACAATAGTTGAGGGTGACGTGGTTGCATATAATCAACTCATGAGTAATGATGTTGACTTATTTTTAACTAAATTTGAGCAGTTCATTAAGACTCAACAACGTGGCTAAAGTTATAATTGAATACGAAGCTCAAGCAGCATCACTCAAACAAGTAACAGATACTATTATCAATGCTAACAAGCAGATAGGAGATAGTGCTGAGTTAGCAGCTAAGGAAGGCTCAGATGCATATAAGGCTATGGGTAAGTCAATGAGTGCTGCCTTTAGTTCACAAGAAGTTAGCAAGGCTCTTAATAGTAACATAGCTAACATCAATAAGAATCGTGATGCACTAACTAAGCTAACTGGTGAATCAATTAAGTTTGGTAAGGCTGCCATTACATTAGGTGGTCAAGTCAAACAGAATGCAGCACAAGTCCTACAAGCAAAGGAGGCATTAGCTAAGTATCAATTAACATTAGCAGATACTGGTAAAGGAACTGACACTACAGAAAAGAAAACACAATCACTCAAGGGTAGACTAAGAGAATTAAAAGAAGAGTTATCTGCATTAGAGACGGCTGGTCAAGATGGTACTGATGCATTCCAAAAGTTATCAATTGAGGCTGGTAAGCTACAAGACCAAATAGGAGATACACAAGAAAGGGTTAAGGTACTTTCATCCGACACTTTTAAGTTCGATGCAGCGGTGGGTGCGGTCAAAGGTTTAGCTGCTGGGTTTGCCGTTGCTCAAGGTGCTGCTGCTTTATTTGGTGCTGATAGTGAGGAACTCAATAAGACCATTGCAAGAACTCAGGGAGCATTAGCATTACTAACTGGTCTGCAAGAAGTAGCAAACTTAGTAACAGGTCAAGGTGCTACTAAGATAGCTTTTCAGAATATCTTCATGAAAGAAAAGATAGTTACTACTACTGCTGCAGCTGGTGCTGTAGGAACTTTAGCAACGGCTGAAGAAGGTGCAGCGGTGGCAACCTTAGCAACTAAGAAAAGCCTTGACTTATTAAAGATTGCAATAGCTGGTACTGGTATTGGTTTACTTGTGATTGGTTTAGCTGCATTGTATCAAATCTATCAAAGAAATGCAGCAGCAACTAAAGCATTTGAAGATGCACAAAAGAGTGCTAATGATGAATTGAAAAATAGTAAGCAGCAAATAAAAGATTTAGCTGATGAGCAGATAACATTGAATGAGCAGTTATTAGTATCACAAGGTAAATTAACACAAGCACAAGCAGACCAAAATAAAATAGATAGAGATGCTGGTAAGAAAAATATAACAGATACTAAAAATCTATATAAAGAAAAAGAAAAGCAATTAGATATAGCATATAATTTAAGAAGGCAAATCGGTGAACAAGAAGGTGTTGTTAAAGCATTAGGTAATACTGAAAAGAAAGCATCTATAGATAGATTAAATTTTTTAAAAACAACATTAGATGCAACTGAAAAACTAACATTTCAAATTAGTGCTGATATTAAAAAAATTAAAGATGCTAATTCACAAGCAGCAACAACAAGCAAAACGATTATTGATGTTGATGCTAATAAACAAGCAGCACAAGATGCAATTGATAATGCAAACAAAGCAAGGGATGCTAATAACAAATTAATTGAAGATAGGCTTAAGGCTGAATTAAATGGATTAAAGGTACTTGAGTTAGCTAATGGTGAATCAACTCAAAATAAGATTGACCAAGCAAAGAAAGAAGCGGAAATAGAAACTGCTAATGCTAAGGCATCAATCACAAATAAGAAATTAAGAGCATCAACATTACTACTCATTGATGCTCAGTTAGCAGAAAAGGTTGAACAGATTAATTTAGATGCCACTACTAAAGCAATATCTGAAGAGGTAAAGTTACTTGAGGCTAAGAGGGTGTTAGGTACTGCTACCATTGAAGATGAAATAACAATAGCTAATAAGACCTTTGAGATTGAGAAAACAAAACTACAAGCACTCATAGATGTTAACAAAGCATCTAATGCAGACCTTGAGTTATTGACTGCTAACAATGTCAAAAAGATTCAAGATATTAAAAACAAAGGGATACAAGAAGAACTTAACTTAAGAGTTCAGGCATTTGAACTACAAAAGATGTTAGGTGTTACCACCCTTGAAGATGAACTTAGTTTAATACGTGCAAGGGCTGAAGCAGAACTAAGTGCTAATGAACAATCAAATGCTACACTTGCAGTCAAAGAGGCTAACAGATTAAGTATTATAGCTAAGACTGACAAACAGATAACAGATGCTAAAGTAGTTGAGGTCAACAAACGTATCGACCTTGAAAATACTGAAGCACAAGCAGCATTAACATTAGGTACATCAACATACGACCAGCGGATTAAATTGATTCAAGATGAAGGTCAAAAGCAAATCAACTCACTTGATAAGAAACTATTAGGTGAGGAAGAGTTTAATGCAGCGGTGGTTAAGATTAATGCAGACACTACTGCTAAGTTAAATGCTGAACAAGATGCTCGTATTGCTAAAGCATTTGAATATATTGATGCAGTAACCAATGTATTTTCAGGCATCAATGACTTATCTAAACAAGCAACTGAGCAAAGGGTGTCAGACATTACAGCATCAAGTGAGGCTGAATTAAATGCTATCAATAGTTCAGATGCATTAGAACGTGATAAGATTAAACAACGTGCTGCATTAGAGAAAAGAACTCAAGCATTGATATCTGCTGAAAAGACTAAACAAGCAAATAGAGATAAGGCATTAGCACTATTCCAAGCTATTGTATCTACAGCAAAAGCAGTAGCAGAGGCATTGCCAAACATTCCACTATCAATCTTAGTAGGTGCTGCTGGTGCAATACAAATAGCAGCCATAGCAAGTCAACCTATACCTAAGTTTGAAAAGGGTGGTGAGATTGGTGGTAAGAGACATAGTGAAGGTGGCACGATGGTAGAAGCAGAGCAAGGTGAGTACATCGTAAACAGAAAGCAAACGTCAGCACATCGTAGAGAATTGAATGCATTAAATCAATCGTCAGATGCCTTTAAGAAACTAATTCAAGATAGGTATGTTAGACCAGCATTGATGAACTATATGTTAGGGTCAAAGTCTAAGGAAATGGGTGTTAATGTCAATGCCACATTAAACTCAAAGACTATGGAATCTGAATTGAAAGGATTAAGAAAAGACTTGAGAAACGATAAGAGGCAATTTAATAACTCAATTGATTCAAGGTACACATGGCAGTAGATATAAGATTCTTAATTGATGGTGCTGACTATGGTCAACCTACCAACGCTAATGATTTTGGTTTTACTATTGCTGAAGAGTCAACCATCAATGCACGTATAGTATCCTTTAATAACGACCTTAATTTTACGGGTGGCTCATTTGAATACATCTACAATAACTTAATTGATACTGGTGGGTGTTCACTTATTAGAGTTGATGTTCAGTATCTATGTGGTGCTGTATGGAAACGATTGACTAATGGTTACATAGTAGTAAGTGAATGTGTATTTGATTTGGATAGGTGTAGTGTTACTACTAAGCTATATGATGACTCATTCTCAACTAAGATAAATAACAATAAGTCAATACCATTCTTTAGTGATTCAAACATCACAAAGAATCTACAACCAATAGTACCTCCTGAGATATACTTTGTTAACTTATTTAATCCAGCTACCAACGTATATCAAACAAGTTCTAATACTGGCTTTATAACTATCTATGATGCATTCAAACATCTTGTAGGGTGTATGAGTGATAACCTTGTAGACTTTGAATCTGACTACTTCGGTAATCAAATAAATGCATTTGGTTATGGTAAAACATTGATGGTATCAAATGGTAAGGCTATAAGGTCGGATTCATCAATCAATACTAACTTAGTATTTGAAAAGCTATACAATGCACTCAATAAGAAAATAAGATTAGGAATGGTTATCCAACGTCAACCAAACGGCAAACCATTACTAAGGATTGAAGACTATGCATACTTTCAACAACTAAACCCATCAGTCAACTTATACAATCAACCTGAGATTAAATTTAACTATGATAGCACTCAACTCTATGCATCAGTTGATTTTGGCTCAGACCCATTCTTAAATGACTTTGAATGTGGAGACGATACTCAGTATTGTTCATTTCCACAAACTACATTTAGAGGTTTTAGAGATGAAACATTTGGTGTACTGGGTGAATGTAACACGACCAATAAGTTAGACCTTAGTTCAAGTGATATTATATTTGATACTAATGTAATTGAGAATATATTTAGATTTGATTCAGAGGAATATGATACTGATGTTGTATTGATTGATAGTGATTGGTTTGGCTTTGCTAATCCAATCTTTGCTGCTCAAGGTGACCCATTAGGAGTAGGTGGTCACGTTTACAATGCAGACTATATCAATGAGCAAGTAGCTGAAAATTGGTTAGGTGGTTACCCTAATTCACTCTATCAATACTTGCAAGGCTTTGACCCTAACTTAACAATTTTTAGAGCAGAAATTGAAGATACTGATGACCCTATTCAACAATTTATAATAGGTAATCCAGTAGACGGCATTAGATGTTATTCTACAATGATAGGTAACCATCTAAATTTTACTCAAGAAGTAATTGATAATGGTAATAATTTTATTGTAGATAGATACATCATACCTTATGATGGTATTTATACATTCAATGCACAAATAGTAAAAGATTATGCATTCTATTCACCTGATACATTTGCTACCTTTTATTCTAAACTACAAAGATTTGCAAGTGATGACACTACATTGATTCAGGAGATTGCTGGGTTAGCAAATGTAACTACTATCAATAGTTCAAATGTTACAAGTGTAGGATTTAATAATATAGTTTGTGTTGCTGGAGATATTATTAAAGTAGATTGGTGTGGTATTTCAGTTGATTCATCAATTGTTTACTATGGTAAAGTACAAAAAGAAAACTTATTAGGTTTTAAAACATTCTTTGAAGGTAGTGGTAGACCATTTGGTAGAAGTGAACTTGTACCAGTTGACCCTAATGAGATTAGAAGGTTAATATATAAATTTGATAGACCATTGACCATGACTGAGATTGAGGCAATACTTGACAATACCTCACGACCTATAGCATTTGGTAGATGGGATGACCCACTTAGAACTATTGAGGGTTACATTAAGAAAGTAGATGTTAAAAGTATAATAGAACAAGAAGCATCATTTGAATTAAAGTCTAATAAGATACTAAGATGAGTTATACATCAATACCAAACCAACCTATTATCTTTCATACGGAAGAGGAACTATTAACACCATGTGAGGAATGTGGAGATGGTAGCTATAGACAATTGGTTGACCTTAATGACCAGTTATTCTTTCAAGTTGATGCACCTGATTGTACTGGTAAGTTACCAGTTAGCAGTTTGTCAAATGTAATATGGACATTAGAAGGTTCAAATGTATGTTCAACTACAGCATCTAATGGTAGTGCATCAGTTATATTTACCACACCTTACCCTTATGAAGTCTATAGGTTAGAAATACTTGTTACTGAACTTACAGAGGGTGACTTAGTGGTTACCATTCAAAACGGTGAATCATTCACATTTTATACGGCTGGTACTTATAACATCTACCTATCTACTCAAGCAGCTATCAATGGTGACCTATCACTTCAAGTCAATTTTTCATCAACTACTTTTGTAGGTTGTTTCAATTTACGTGTAGGTGCATTTGGTGTTGGTACTGATATGCAGTTAGGGTGGGTAGACCCATCTACATTCGAGTATGTTGCACCAGTTACTAACTACCTTACCACAATTAAGGATAACAAAGTAACTGCTGCTATTCCAATGGTAGACCAAGAAATAAGTATTGGATGTCATAGGTTAGCTATAACAGACCCTTGTGAGAATGGATGCTCTACCTATGGTATTGAGAATCCTAACTTTAATGGTTCAGTAGCAGTAAGTGGTAGTGGATTTGGGTGGGATTTGACTAATGGTATTTGGGAGATAAGCGGTGGTCAAGCAATCTTTACAGATGTTATTACTGGAGATAATGCAGTAATGGTAAGTGATTCTTTCTTATGTGCTGCTGAAGATTCAGTCTATGATGTTACAATTAAGATAACTGCAATTCAAGATGCAAGGGTATTTGTATTAGCACCATCAGGTGGCTCTGTTACACCAGCGTATGTTAGTGGTGTTGGTACATTTACCTTTCAAGTTACTACGGGTGCATTTGCTGAACAACTAACTATAAGAGGTCAAGCAATGGACGATGGTGCATTTGTGTACATTGATAGTTGTGTTGTTAGTCTTACTGCTCAATCTTCTACATTCGTTCAATACTCTGACATCTTTGACTTAGGTGACTATAATGATTCTTGTAAGTATTTTAAGATTGAAGGTTGTAATGCTCAAGACCAATTCAATTTAGCTTTTGGTGGTTCATCATTCTTGCCTATGATAAGACTTGAAGGTAGAAGGTCTAAGGCTCAATACGTGACCAATGCTAACACCTTTAGATATGCATCAGGTAAGTGGTCTGCTAACTATGTGAATAGACTTAAACAATGGACTTATCATTTTGGAAGATTACCTGAATATGTTTTAGACTTTCTTTCAACCATCTTCTACTATGACAATTGCTATGTCAATGGTGTATTGATGTTCCCACAAGATAATGCATTCCCTACTATTGACTGGTCTGATGCTGATACCTACTTAGGTTCATTTGCTATTGACTTAGTTGAGAAAGATAATAAGGTTGTTAAGGTACAATGTGGTGACTCAGATGCTGACTGCTTACCATCTATCTTAGATAACTCAGATGAACCTTTCTTATTGACTGAAGACCTAAATAGAATCACAACACAAGATTCAGTTAATTTGTATTACGAAAATAATTTGTAGATTTGTATATCTTTTTGCACCCAGTAGGTTTAAATGTTACAACCTTAAATAGTAACATCAATAACTTTAAATCTATATAAAATGGGCTGTGCCTCATATTGCGAATCAGGTCTCGAAGCACACGACTTAGTCGTTTGTGGAGACTATAAATTAGGCGGTGTATCCGCTATAGTAATTGGTTCTTGTGCATCTGTATTAGCTGACCCTACAAGTGGTGAAGAGATTCTTGCTGCTATTAGTTCAGGTGATGCAGTCTTAGTTGAAGATATTCGTTTTGCTCTACCCGCTGGTTCACCTATTCAGGTTGACTCACCAGTAGGTTGTGGTACTCAGATACGTATCAATGAAGACCGAACTGCTACTCTTTACGATGCAAACGTAACAGACCAAAACAACACATTCTATAATGCTTTGAACCAACAAAAAGTAGGTTGGATTATGGCATACTTATGTGACTCAGGTAAGGTTATCTACATCGACCCACCAGTAGGTATTACAACATCTGCTAACTTCATTATCCCTGAACAGAATAATGAATTACAGCGTTATGAAGTAACATTTAGCTGGAGACAAAAGTCTATTCCAACTCAATTTGCAGCACCAGCTGGTATTTTTGGATAATGACTGAAGAGTTAAACACTAACGATACTGCCACATCTTCTAATGAAGGTGTGGTACTATTTGCTTTTGGCAAACAAGGCTACTATCAAGCAGCATACAACTTAGCCTATTCAATAAAATATCATTCACCTAATGTAAAGATTGCACTCTTTGTAGACGATATTAAGAAGTGTGAAAATGCAACTGGTGACATATTTAAGTATGTTGATTCATTAAATCAAATCGAACATTCCGACCTTTACGTAGATGGTAAATTTGACCCAGCTATGTTAAAGGTGTCTTTATATAAGTATTTGCCTTTTAAGAATAACCTTTATCTTGATGTTGATGCTATTTGTTTAAAAGACATTCAGCCACTCATTGAAGATTTAGTAAGTACAAAGAGGCATTACATCAGTCATTGTGTGGGGTATCATACTATTGATTTAGGACGTGATATCCCCTCAATGCAATGGGCATGGGCTAATGACATTTGGGAGCATTTCAAATTAGAAAGTGATTCAATCCTACCAGCTATCAATTCCAGTCTTCAATTCATTAAGGTATGCAATGAGTCTAAGAATCTATTTGGAGTGCTTAGAATCCTTTATACCACCAATCAGTTACCTACTGATAGACTTAGAATGAAGTGGGGTAATGGTCAACCTGATGAACTTTATATGAATGTTGCATTAGCTATGACATCTTATGACCCATCATACAAGAATGATGGTATAGTAGGTAAGGGTACATCTGAGACTGGGTTTATTCACTTTGCCTCTGTTCGTGGTTTGTCATTCCAAGAAGTAACAGAAAACTATTATTTTCAGTCTTACTATGGTGGTCGTAACTTTACCTCAAGATTCTATACTGAATGGTTAGATAGGCTAATGAAGGTAATGATGCGAACTCAAAATAAAATACATCAATTCCATATTGATAGAATCATAGGTCAAAAATATGTAAACAAATGAAAGACACATCTACCAAGAAAGCAGTAAAACATAAGAAGGTTGTTAAAGAAATTGTAACAACTGAGACATTCAACGAGGTGGCACGTCATGACTGGAACTCTGAAGATGAAGTTGGTCAATTCTTAGCATCATTAGTTAGGATGTCAAAGTATAAGACCATTCTTGAGATAGGAGTCTTTGAAGGTGAAACAACACAACACCTTATTAAGTCACTACCTAAAGGCGGTCAATACGTAGGCATTGACATCAACGACTATCGTACACCAGCTACTAAGTTGTATATGTCAGAGGGTGGTAAGTCAATTGATTTTATCTTAGGTAACTCACATAATGAATTAGGTAAGCTACCATCTAATCACTTTGATTTAATATTTGTGGATGGTGACCATTCATGGGCATCAATCCTACCTGAGTTCAAGTTGGTTGAAAAGTTGGTTAGTCGTGGTGGTGTAATTGTATATCACGATACCATCCACCTTGAAGACCCTAAAAGACTTGTTGAGTATGCAGCAAATTACAACTACAACACAACAACATTGAATACACCTGAGGGTCGTGGTATTTCATTAATCTCTAAATACTAAAACTATGAAAGTTCTATTTTGTCGTTCTAAATCTTGTGGCTCACACATTATCAATTCAACTACATCTACTAAAATCGTAGCATAATGGCACTCTCTATTGAAGAGGTAAATAAGATAGTCAATAAGTTTGCCTACAAACACAAGGCATTCGATAATGATAAGTCAAGGTCTATGACCAATCCTATATCTAAGCGAAGAGTAGGAATGTACCAATATCCTGAATACTGGGATGGTTACAACTTTGCTGCAATGATGTATGATTCAATCTTACCTCATGCACGTGCTGATGTATATCCCGAACATTTACTTTCTGTTAGAAGTCCAAACCAAACAGAGGCGCAATATGAGTATATAAAGGCTAACTATAAGGCTACTACTCTTAATGTATTTGAGGACTTTAAAGCTACTATCTCACGTGCATTTGCAGACCAAAATTGGTCAATTAATGTAAGACCTGAGTTAGATGAAAGATTTGGTGAAGATACCTTTAGCAGATTCATCAATGAAGAGATAGAAAAGTTTGGTAGTGTTGAGGCATTCGTCAAGTCAATGCTACCTACTCTTAAATTGGTTGACCCTAACGGAATCATTGCCATTGAACCTGAAGACTTTCATAGTGAAGATGAAAATGACAATGGTGAAGAGGTGCTACTTGGTAACAACCTAATTAAACCAATGCCATCGTACTATAATTGCAAACGTATTGTAGGTCAAGAATATGGTAAGTGGTACTTAGTAATTGATGAAGATAATAGTTATGTTAAGGTAGGTAGCAAGGTTGAAGACTCAGGTATTATACTTGAATTGTTTGATGATACTTACATCTATCGTATTGAGCAAGTAGGTAAAAAGAGTGACTTAACATTTGGTGAACCAGTTGTATACTTTCAACATGACTTAGGTTATGTACCATGTCGTAAGTTAATGGGTACACCTTTGTTAGTTAATAATGAATTGGTATTTCAATCTCCATTCATTACGGCTGTACCATTACTTGACCAAGTGGTATTAGATGAATCTTATTTACAGATGTCTAAAGCTACAAGTGCATTCCCTTTTATGGTTGCATTAGGTGAAATATGTGAGTTTGTAGATAGAGAGGGTAACAGATGTGACAATGGACAAATCTTTGACCCTATCGGTGGTGGCTATCGTACTTGTGGTAGTTGTAGTGGTGCTGGTGTTAAGAGTAGATTTTCACCTACTGGTATGTTGTTAGTTAAACCTAAGACATCAATGAGTGAGGGTGACTCAGGATTAAGTGGTGACTACATGAAGTTTGTAAGTCCACCAATGGACACCTTGACCTTTCTTAGAAATGAGATTAATACTCAAATGGATAAGTCAAGGAGTGTTTTACATTTACCCTCAAGTGATGCATCAGGTACTATTGGTGAGGCATCAACTGCTACGGGTTCACTCAATAAAATGAGAGCCTTGTATGCGTTTGTTAAACCTATTAGTGACCAATTATTCGGAATGTATGAATTCATGCTTAACACTATTGGTCAAATGCGTTATGGAGAATACTTTGGGGGTGTTACTTTGGTATATCCTACTTCGTTTGATATCTCTACTCCAAGTGATTACCTCGCAGTTATATCTGAAGGTATTAAGGCTGGTGTACCTCCAGCGGTGACCTATGCTAATGTTTACAACTACATCAAAGCAATCAACTATACTGATGATGAAAGTGCTGCAGTCTATGAATTGATTATGTCAGCAGATGAACTCCTACTCATGGGTCAAGCAGACATTGTAGCAAGGTTAGGATTAGGTACTATTGAGAAATGGCAAGATGTTTTGCATCAGTCAGCACCTCAACTTGTAATGGAGTTAATACGTAATTTTATACCTAATGCAGAATATCAAAACTTCTTAGAGCAACCAATGCAAGAACAGATAGTACAACTACGTGAAGCAGCGGTAAGCAAAGTACGTGAGGTATTAGACCCTATTCAACTTGCACAACAAAATCTTTTGAGTGGCATCTCTTAGTGACATCGTAAAAGAAAAGATTAAACTCTTTGATAGCACACCTGATAAGATGGGTACTGCTACCGAAAAGGTTCAGTTAAAGATATGGAAGGAACTGCTACCAGTTATCAATGATTTAGAAATAGATTCTACTGGTAACATCATTCAAAGTGATAACAACGTAGCACGTATTGGAATCATTGCAGATAAGTTAAATGAGGCATTAGCTGGTAAGGAATACCAATCAGTAATCAAAACCTTTCTTAACTCTATTGATGAAGGTGTAGTATTATCTAATGAGGTGGCTCAAAAGTTTGACCCAGCATTTGAACCAACGGCTGCTCAAACAAAGTTATTACAGATATCTAAGACCAATGCTATTGATACCTTTATAGGTAGTGGTTTAAAGAACAATGTTACTCAACCATTCTTAGAACAATTGGTAGTTAACATATCAGCACGTGCGCCACTTAGAGATACTATCAATGCATTACAAGGTGTGATAGTTGGTACTGATGCTACTGAAGGTTTATTATTAAGACACATAAAGACAAATGCATTAACGGCTCAAGCGGTTGCTGATAGGTCTTATTCAGCAGCGGTCAATGAAACAATTGGTGCGGTATACTTTGAATACTTAGGTGGTGAGATACCTACTACAAGACCATTCTGCCAACATCGTGAAGGTGAGGTATTCCATAAGGGTGAGATTGAACAATGGGGCAGAGGTATTAACTCTGCTGGTATTGATGACATTGAAGATGGTACTTGGGCTGGTCGCATTGATGGTACTGATGCTAAGTCTATATTCACATTTGTTGGTGGGTGGAATTGTAGGCATTACCTTGTACCAATTGAATCTGACTTAGTAGACCCTACAATTAAAGCAAGGGCAAAAGCAGAAGGTTTTACACCAATATAACGTATTCAAAAAATTATTATCTTTGACCTATGACATACTACATTATGGCTGATGGTACTATTAAACGTGCATCAGATATGGTTGGTGAACTACTTAAAATGAATGGTGGTCGCAAATTAGAACTTAAACCAATTGAACTAAAAACAAATAACAATGAAGGAAGCAGAAGCATTGGAACTGGTGAAGTTCCTAAATCTCGAAAGCGCAGAATCTATAGAGGAAGCGAAGGAAAAATTTACAGCACAATGGATAAAAAGTGAGGAACTATCAAGCAAGATAGGTCGTGTTACTGGTAGCATTACCAACGTAGCACGTAAAGCATTTGAACCATTTGGTATTGTACTTACTGAAGATGACTTTAAGGATAAGAAAGTAGAAGAGGTTATTAGGAGTGCATCTGAGAGAGCTAAAGAATCATTTGAGGCACAACGTGAGGAATGGGAAAAAAGAGCATCAGGTAATGGCTCAGAGACCTTAATCAAGGAATGGGAATCTAAGTACAAGTCTTTAGAAAAGAAACATAATGATGTGGATTCAGCACGTCAAGATGTAATGAATCAGTTTGAATCTTATAAGACTAAGGTAAAAGAAGAGACTAAGATTAGTTCTATCAATTCAATCTTTGAAAAAGAACTTACTGCTATTAAGATTGACCCATCAGTTAGTGATATTACACTACGTGGTTTCAAATCTGTGATTGCAGAAAAGTATGTGATAGACTTAGAAGACGATGGTAATGCAATTGTAAAAGATAAGAAAAGTGGTGAACGTCTTAAGTCAACTGCTAAGGCTGGGTCATTTTTAGGTATCTCAGATGTGCTTTTAAAGGAGGCAACTGATGCTGGTATTATCCAAAAAAATGTACATCAAGGTAAACCAATTAATCAAAGAGGTGCATACATCCCAGCTATTGAAACTACACAAAACAATAAAACAAAAAGTGTTAACCCACGTTTTTTAGGTATGTAATTTAGTATCTTTGAGTGTTCATAGTGGTTTACTTTTTATGCGAAGATTAAGTAAATGGGGGAAGGGTAGCAGAAATGTTACCCTTTTTTTGTGTTTATAACTCATTGATAATCAATCGAAAGTATTATCTTTTTAAAAAGGTATTGCAGTATCAAAAACACTTTGAGTGTCTTAAATCGAATATATGAGGCTTTAAAAACGATTTGATAAAAACAAATAATATCTAAAATATTTTTGTAAATTTACCACGCAAAAAGACAAAGTAGTCAATCGTGACTCTAACACGATGCCAAAAAGTAGGTAAAATACTCAACCTTTAATGAGTCAAAATCTAACTTTCTAAATCGACTAAAATGTCAATTTCTCGTATACTATCGGAATGCCCGAATATCCAAGCACCACTTGGTCAACTCTTCATTGAGGTTGGTCAACGTGAGTCATTACCTTTTCTTGAGTATCTTAACTCACCTGAAAACGTAAAACTAATTCGTCAACAAGTATCAACTGGTGGCGGTAAATTAAGAACGGTTGAAGCACGTTGGATTCAACGTCTACCTGAAACTGAAGTAGAAGAGGGTGCAGAGATTATGAATTGTACTGCTACTAATGTTTATGGTGACTCAACAACTACCTATACATTAGAGACTACAGATACTTATCAAGCATCTCAGTTAATCTCAGGTGCAGACATTGCACGTCATTGTCAAGATAATAGCGTTTACTTCTTAGAATCAGTTATGCGCCTTATGGACGTGATTGATAGAAAAGTTGCTACTGCTGCTGCTACTCAAGCGGTTGCTGCTATTGGTACTTGGGGTACTGATGTAACTGGTTTCTACACAATGGATGGTGACTGCATTGAAATAGCTACTATTGATTCAAGTGGTAATCTTAACCCATTTGCTTTAGCTGATATTCAACAAGCAGCAACAATGGCTAACTACCCAGCAGCACCAATTGCATTCGGTGGAGCAGCTATGCAACGCTACGCTAATGCAGTTAAGGCTGGTTGCTGCTCACAAAGTGGTATTGATATCTTAGCTATCTCTCAACAAAATGGTTTTGGATTTGCTTATGATGCACGTGTAGCATCTGCACAAGGTGACCAAACATCTGCATTAGTAACTACTGCTGGTGCTATCCAATGGTTATCTTATAACCTTGCTGAGTGGAATACTAATTTCACACCATCAGTAGGTATGGCTTACTCACGTACAATTGCATTCACTCCAGCTGGTGTACCAGTTGACCTTACTTTAAAGGATGACTGCGGTAACCTTTCTGTTATCGTAACCGCTACTGGTAAAATTGTTACATTGCCTACTGACATCTATGAGGCTGGAGATAAATTTGCTGGTGTGAACTATGTGAATTGTGTTTCTATTGTAAACCCATAGATAGCCCACAATTTCTACTGAGTGAGAACTTAGATGAATTGATGGGTCAAGATGGTGACAATTTACTATCACAATAAATTGAGGGGTGGGTGTTTAAATGCCCACCCTTTTTTATAACTTTGAAAAAACTAAAATATGTGCTTTGAAAAACTATTAGGTTTGAAAGGCTGCCAAATCTCTGAACCATCTACTGGTTTATACATAGACGATTTAGGCATTAACACCACTCTATTAGGTCAACTTATAACCGACCAGTATAATACTGGTGTAGAATTATTTGAAGGTAAGAGAGCCTTTGCTTGGAGAAAGTTAAGTAGTGATATTTTGTCACGTCTTCAAGCTACAATGAAAGCAGATACCATCATTGAAAATAAAAGAATAGGTCAAGTATTAACTAATGCATCTAACATAGACCTTGCATTAGGTGCTGGTAATTATGCTGGTATTAGAGTTAAAGTTGACCCTAACAATACATCATTCTTAAACTTCTACCTTAGTACATTACAGATTGACATTTATACAATGTCAGTACCAGTAGAGATATTGGTATTTGATATGTCAACACTAAAGTTAATTGATACATTCGATTATCAAAGTGAAGCAGTAGAAGAGTTCATTGGTCGTACCTTCAAGGCAAAACGTAGAAAGTTAGATTTAGCTTTTGTCTATGAGTCTTTGTATGACACTACCAAAATGATTACCAAAAAAGGTGCGTGTACTGATTGTGGTGGACGTTTAAAAGAGGCTCACATTTGCCCATTCGTAGATGCTATAGGAATCGAATTAACTACTGATGGTTTCAATGTGTTATCTTCATTATCTAAGAAGTATACTCAAGGAATGTCCTTTGTTTATAATGTCAATTGTGATAGAGAAAGTTGGTTGTGTTCAATAGGTGGATTGATGGCTATGCCTTTAGCTTATGCAACGGCAATCGAAATATTTAACTATGCCTTGACTATCTCACCAAATCAAAGAGTAAATACAGCGGTCTCAGTAAATAAGGGTAATAAGGTCTTTGCAACAAGTGATGCTACTGAAGGTATTGTGGCAGCACGAGATATTGCACAAACAAGATATAATGAAGAGTTAAGTGCAATGCTTACTAACATGAGATTGCCTGATGATAGACATTGCTTTGATTGCAACAAGAATTACAAGTATGTAACTTCTCTACCCTGATGCCTACTATAAAAGAAATGAACCTTAGATTGGATGCTCTTAATAAAGAGTGGAATAGTAATTTTAAACCACTCTATCGTGCTGGTATGAATTTAAAGAGGGTAATGTTTAAGCGTATATTTGGTAAGGGTAATAGTGGTGGTTATAATACTGCAATGCAAGAACTACCAACTAAAGATTATTCAACTGAGCCTATCTATGTTGACCCTAAGTCATTAAGGAATGCACCAGCATCATTCAAGTTTGGTAAAGGTTCTACAGATTCTAAAGGTAAGACTAAGAAAGGCAAACCAATTAAGTCATTATACTTTGCTGGTGGTTATGCTGAACTAAAGACTAAGACTTCTGCTACATTACCACTTCAATTAACTGGTAAGTTAGCTGGTGGTTTTTTACAATCTGAAGTAATCAAAGATGGTCTTTCAGTTGAGTTAACATTACCTGAATCTGAATTAGGTAAATCTAAAGGACTTGAAAAAAAGTATGGTGTTATCTTTCAACCTACTGACATCGAAGAGGAAGAGTTCTTATTACTGCATGGTCAATATGTTGTTGATGCAATAAATGAAATGTTAAAATGAACCTACTAAAGACAATAATTGAGAGACTTAATCAAAGGGTTGAGGTAGCTAATATCTTTGACCAAATCTACCCACTATGTGAACTCAATGCAAACGGCAATGATAAAGCATGGGTGCATTATATAGGCAATGGTCAGGCTGAAGTAGTAACTAACTTTGATGCTAAACAAGGAACTCTATTTTGGGCAAAACGTGGTAAGGTATCAGTTACTAAAACTGAATCATTAAAGGTAAGTGGTTGTAAAACATTATACTTAACTACCTTTCCATTGACTGCTTATGCAGTTGTTAGAAAGTCACATCTACCTTGTGATAGTGAGGATAGTCAAGATTGGATAGCATCACGTATCTATAGATTAATAAGTGGTACTGACCCTGATTTTAAAGTATCTATAGGTGTCATTCAATATGAGGTAATACCTAATGGTTATATCAATGAGATTAAGTCTTTAACTGCTAACTATGAATGGGCTTGTGTTGCAGTAGATGTTGATGTAAATGTAGTTAGTTCATCTGAAGATGGGTGTTATGATGTGTGCGCTACTGGTGACATTCCACTACCTGACTTTCAACCATGTACACCTTGCCTTACTGAGGTAGCAGTTGATGGTGTGACCATCATAGGTAATGGTACTATTGGTGACCCATTGGTGGCAATTGGTGGCGGTGGTTCAATACTACTTAAAACAGATGGTGTAAATAACGGCTCACAATCAATCCTAAATCTAAAAGAAGGTACTAACATTACTATTAGTGACGATGGTGTAGGAGGTGTCACTATTGATGCATCAGGTGGTGGTCTTACACCATCATTACAAGATGTGACTGATATAGGTAATTCAACTACCAATGACATATCATTTGGTTCAGGTGTTGGTGCTATATTTAATAATGGTGCAAAGGTAAAAGAAGGTACTACAGATGCTGGGTTAGGTGGTGCAAAGGGTGTAGCTATGATTTGCTCTAATGCCTATGAGTTAAAGTGGGAGGCTGGTAGATTGTACTACATGGAGCAAAACGGCTTTACTATTCGTGAGGTTACCCATAACTTTACTATCACACCAGCGGTAACAGATGACTCAACTAAAGGTTTTGTAGTTGGTTCACGTTGGACATTAGATAATGGTGATTTATATGTTTGCTCAGATGATACAATAGGTGCAGCAGTTTGGAATCTTCAATCAGTTGGAGGTGTAGCAGATGTTACTGCTACTGCACCATTATCTTCAAGTGGTGGTACTAACCCTGATATATCAATTACTCAAGCAGATGGTACTACAGATGGGTATTTGAGTCAAACAGATTGGAACACATTTGATGGTAAGTTTAATGTACCAACTGGTTTAGTTACTGACTATCTTGATGGGTTAGGTTCTCCAACACCATTTCCAACTATACCTAATGCTCAAGTCAATTCAGATTGGAATGCTACAACTGGTGTAGAAGAGATACTAAACAAGCCAACAATACCAGCAGCACAAGTTAATAGTGATTGGAATGCAACAAGTGGTGTAGAGGAAATACTTAATAAACCAACAATTGTTTCATCAGTTAATTCTGGAACTAATATAAATGTAGATAATACAGATGCAGCAAATCCAATTATTAACTCATTAGCAGATAGGTATAAAACTTCATCTGTTACATCAAATAGTGTAAGCAACGGCTCTAAGAGTTTTGCAGTAGATATAAATCTATCATACATTCCATTGCAAGAAATACTTGTTGTGTTTAATCCTGCAAATCATATGCACGGAGAAGTAACAAGTTATGATGCTGCTACTGGTGCGCTTGTTGTAGATATTAAGAATCATACTGGTAGTGGAACTTATACATCTTGGGTTTTAAATCTTGATGGTACACCAGTTGATGCAATAACTGGAAGTGGAACTTCTAATGAGATTGCATACTTTACTGCTGCAAGAATCATAGCATCATTACCAGTTGCTACTTATCCAAGTCTTACTGAGTTAAGCTATGTCAAAGGGGTAACATCTGCGATTCAAACGCAGATAAACGCCAAGCAAGATGCAATCACACTAACAACAAGCGGGTCAAGTGGAGCAGCAACATTAGTCGGTGCGACATTGAACATACCTCAGTATAGTGGAGGGGGTGTATCCTATAAGTCAACAACTGATGGGATTGCAACATCGACAAACAATATCACATTAAGTCATTCGCAATTAATTACTGGAGGCACATTTGCTGTTGGGGATATTATAAGACTATATAATCGAATGAGAGCAACGGGAGCAACTGGAACTAAAACTCAGCGGATATATGTCAACGTAACCAATGATTTGACAGGCACACCAATTTTATTGGCAACATTTGTATCAACCGTAGCAGTACTTTTTCAACAAATAAAACGTGATTTAGTAATCAAATCAGCAACTAATACTGAGACATTGGGTGTTCTTGTAGTAGCATCTTCTGATGATATTGCATCTAATACAGTTACATCTTCAAATATTGATTGGACAACAAATAAATATATAATATTTACAAATCAAAGGGGTAGTCTTACGGATACTCTTGTATCATCATCTTTTATAATTGAAAAACTATGATAGACATAACTCTTGAAGGCGGCTTTGTGACCTTCTATTCATCGGTACTTGGAGCAGTTGCATCCAATGTGGAATCGTGCGAAGTGGTTGATGACAACTCTTTGCACTTAGGTACTAATGTGGGTGTGTTCCTTATCAACATTGAGCAGTTCACAATCAATGCAATAAAATTCCCCGACTCAACAAAAGCAGTAAATTATATCTTAAACAACTAAACAAATGGCTGGAATAAAAATTACCGACTTAACACCACTTGGTACGGCAGCAAGTGATGACTTACTATACATTGTAGATGTAAACGATACAACTCAATCCCCTCAAGGTACATCTAAACAGATTGAGGTGGGCAATATGTTTTCAAGCGGAACATATACTCCTACTATCAGCGGAGAGGTGAACGGCATTGTTGTGACACCTAACTCAGCAACATTTATAAAGGTGGGTAGTATTGTTACTTGCTCGATTCAGTTGGAGATTACGATGGATAGTGGAGAAACAACTGGCTCATTTGAATTGTCGCTTCCAGTGGCATCTGATTTTACAACTCAGAAAAACTTATTTGGATTGATGCAATGGTCTACTAATAATGGTACATTAGCAGAGATTGTTACTTTAGATATTAGGGCAGAGACAACAAACAACACTTGTTTTGTAGACATTACTACTGCTAATGCTGCTGCTAATATGCAATACGTAAATATGCAATTCCAATATGAAGTGCTCTGATGAATATAAGTAAGACTGGTATTCAATTAGTCAAGGACTTTGAAGGTCTTAGACTCAATGCCTACAAGTGTAGTGCTGGTGTGCCTACAATTGGTTATGGTTCTACGTTCTATCCTGACAAATCCAATGTTAAGATGGGTGATGTGCTACGTGATAAGGATGAAGCAGAGGTATTACTCATTAATACCTTAGTTGACTTTGATATTTATGTAAGTAAGTACACAAGGTCGGTCAATTTGACTCAATACCAGTTTGATGCATTGGTATCCTTTGCCTTTAATTGTGGATTAGGTAATTTATCCAAGTCTACACTACTCAAAAAGGTACTTAGCAACCCTAATGATAAAGATATTGCCTTAGAGTTCGCTAAATGGAATAGAGGTGGTGGTAAGGTGCTGCAAGGTTTGGTAAAAAGAAGACAAAAAGAAGCCGAACTATATTTCAAGGTGGTCGTATAGTAGTCTATGGCTATCGACCCTAAGAAATTCAAACAAATAGCTGACTTACTTATGGTGTACTGGCATTTGACTATAGGTTCACTCATATCTGTATTAGGCTTTTGGCTATTTTTCACTAAGAAGATAGATAAGGAGTCATTTGCTTATATTATTGGTGCAGTTGTGACCTTGAAGTGGGTGTGGAAGCCTACTGAGAAAGGGGGTACTAATGTATAAGATGGTAAAAGACACTATTTATACTCACACATTTGATAATGTTTGTGTGATTGGTGCATCTTGTAAGGTTCATAACCACATTTTAAAAGAAGTGGTACTTACACCTGAGCCTTTTACGTTTGTAAATCACTACATGGGTGATACATCAATGTTCATTTATAAAAATCAGTGGGGTGAGACTCTATATGTTGATGAAATATTGACTAAATTTGAGCCAAATGAAAAGGTAGAAGTTGAACTAACACCTATACAACCATTCAGAGCATCAGATACCATACAACCTTGTGATGCAAAGTGGTTAATTAAGGGTGAAAAGTTGGATTTGAAACCTTATTCGATACAAAAATGTGAAAATAAGATGGTTCAAGACTACTTATATAGTGATTTATGTAACTCAATTGTAATGATGTTGATGTTGTTAGCTACTTCTATTTGGTTATATCGGTCTACATTTTATTGGTTAGATATGATTCGTAAGATTAACAAGATAGTTAAGAGTTAGATATGTCTACTCAATACATCTTAGCTAATTCTATTGACTTGTTGTATGTAGTTGCTGACTATGAAGGTAACATAGTAAGGTCAAATGATTTATTTAAAGAGTATTCAAGTCATATCAAACCTAAAAAAGTTAGTGATATAATCTCAGACGATACTGAACTTGACGATTATGTTATATCAGTTAAGAAAGCAATTGAGTTAAGTCCTAACCCAGTTCGTATCTATGCACGAACAAAGCAAAAAAATAGTGGGTTAAGGTGGAACTTGTGGAACTGCTACGCTATACTTGGGTCTCTTCATTTTATTGGTTTTCAAATAACAGATGTGACCAGTATCACAAGTCACGAACATGAGAAACAGAAACAACTATTAGAAGAGTTCAGGTTTATGTTAAGCCATGAACTACGTCAACCTTTGACATCTGTAGCTGGTGTGGTTAAGTTGTTACTTGATAAGGGTAATAATGTAGGTGAGGATGAACAAACTGAATTACTTAAGATGGTTGACGATTCAATGAAAAGGTTAGATGAATCAATACATTTGTTAGTTAAGAAAGCAACAAGGCAATTATGAGAGATTGCAATCTACCAATGGATGAAGAGGAAGCAGACGAAAGACTTTTGATAGTGGTTAAGCACTATGTGACTGAACGTGAAATGCCTATTTACGTGGCAAAAAATGTACTTAGAAGTAACCTAAGAGATAAGTCATGCTTTGAATTAAAGTGGGAAAAGTTTATAAAACTAATTGGAGGTTATGCAACAAGATAGATTTGACTCACTTGATAAGGTATTGATGGTAGTTGGTGGTGTTGTTATGCTGCTAATCTTCATTCATACTTGTGGCACTAATGGTCAACTTACTATTGACTATCGTAAGATGAAAGAAGAGGTACAAAATTATAAGGTGCAACACATGGCAGATTCAAGTAAGTTAATCAGTCAGGCGGTAAACTATCAAAGTGAGATTGATTCAAGGGATATGGCAATTAAACTACTTGGTATTCGCAATCCTAAAGAGATTGTTAAGATTCAGTATAAGACTAAGGTAGAAACTAAGATACAACTTGCTGAACCTATTATATTTGATTCAACCAGTTACATTAAGTTACCAGTTGAATTCTCAGATTACAATGAGTGGTATTCTATTGATGGTAAGATTGACACATTAGGATGCCTTGTAATTGATTCAATTGTATCAAGTGGCACTTTGACCTATTCGGTAGGAGATACTTTAAGAGATGGTATTTTTAATAGGTTACTGAGAAAAACAGATAGTGTAGTTAGATTGCACATTGATAATCCTACTATGTCAATAAGCAACCTATCAAACATCTATGTCAAGAAAGAACCTAAGTGGTATCAATCTACTGCATTCAAGGTAGGTGTAGGGGTGTTATTAGGTATTGGATTGAGTAGTCAAATAAAATAATTGAAATTAGGAAACCACAAAATCAATCAGTTACGTAATGTAACTAAAAATAATTATGTTTATTTTGATAGAGGTATTGCAGATTCAAAATATAGTTTTACATTTGTCAAACAATCAATCACTAATTAATTAATCAAACGCTATGAACACAGAAACAACATTCGGTCAATTAACACAAGGAACGGTTATTAATTTTTATCGTTCAGTAACAGCAGACAATACTAACTTTGTAGTATTAAGACAATATCAAGATAGATTTGGACTTCATACAGAAGTATTAAACCTTGAAACATTTGAGAAAGATGAATTTCCACAACATAGAATAGTTGAAAATTCATGGTCAATCGTAAAAGCAAACTAACCAACTAAGGGAGGCTCAGACCTCCCTATATTTTCTTTTAATCAATCTCTAAATTTAATCACAATGAACAAGCAATTTCAAATTTCAATTGAGACCAACACAACATCTGAAGGTATCTCTTCACATCAACTTTTAAAGGATGCCAAAATGTGGGTAGACATTTACCTTACCACCAAAAAGTCAGGATACATAGAGTCAGAAAATCCATCCATCGTAATTTGGGAAGGTGACTATATGGTACAATACATTCCATTTTTTTAATCAACTAATCATTTCTAATCAATCATTTTAAATTCGTGTAATATGAAAGCATCAACATTATTCAAACTTCAAGATAATAATACCTATTTCCATTACGACCATATCAATGGGTCAATGATTACCATCGTGAATGATGGGTGTTACAAAGGCATCTTTACAAGGTGTGATTCTAACTGCGCTATGATGGTTAGACAATACTTTAAAGAAGAGCATCACAACGTACCTATGGAGTATAGAGATTACCAGCCTATCTCAGTTGATGAATGGGTAGCAGCCTATGATAAGGCATTAGCTAAGTTAGAAGAGACTGCTACCATCATGTTTAAATCACTTTAATTTTTAATCAATAAATCCAAATCAGTTATGTTACCAACTTTAAATGCTCCCATCGGTGGAGAC